CTTAGCTATTCATCGTCGTGTATTTGAGCAAGTTCGCTTTGATGAAACTAATCCTGCTGGATTTCACTTTTACGATCTTGACTACTCGCTTCAGTGTCACAAAGCTGGATTTAAGCTAGGTGTGTCAGATATTATGATAACACACTCATCGCCCGGCTTGAAAGAATATACACCAGAGTTTCTTGCAGGTCAAGATTGGTTCCTTAACAAATGGCGCAATAAACTATAACTTAATATATAATTTGTAATTTATCTCCTACCTTAAATGGGTGTTTTGTTCTTTTAGAAATTTTTTTAATAATATAGATATTATTGCTCATTGAAAAAATTAAATCTTTTAATCTCATACCGAATTGCTGTATTAATTCTAACCTACTATTAAATATCCATTCTTGTTCGTTTAATTTAATTTTAATCTGTTTTTTAGTTGCTTCAGCTTGATTAATAGTATGCTGTAGGTTGCGAGGCTTTGTCATTTTAATACTTTTACCCGTCTTTATCTCACTTAATTTACGTCTTGTTTCTTCGGTATGCTTTCTACCAATAGCTTTTTGCCGTATTTTTTCCTTAGCTTGATCGCTAAGATGCTTACCTAACATACCATAACTTACACATTTATTAGGTAAAATCGCCCCTGCAATATTCTTATTTAAAAATCTTGAATCATTTAAAACATTCATTCTTTTCAATACCTTTTGTTCCCATGCTATCGCACTATATGCACATTTAAACGTTTTACGAACTTGTATAATATCTGGATTACCGTATAATAATATATATTTTTTAACAAGTTTAGAAGAAGTAAAATATGATTTCCATAAGTCTGCCGGTGTACAGTTTTTTGCATACCTGACTCCATAATAAAATTTATTATATGTAGACCAGCCTATAAGATAACAGAAAGGTATATAAATATTTTTAAGCTGTTGTTTTGTTTTCATACCAATAGTGTAGTTGGGAGGTAGGAGTCCGCGAACTACAACAATATTTAATCAATAGTAGATTGATTATAGAACTTTTAATTATAATATTAGCCTGTGAGTAGATTAGATTTAGATTATTTTGAGAACGTCGTTATATACAAGTCACTTACCGATTCTACTTACTTAGCATCTATTGTTGACTTTGTTAAGCCAGAATATTTTAAGACGAAGAATATTGCTTCTGTCTTTACTATTATTACTGACTTCTATAATAAGAGGCAGAAGCTACCGACTGTTACAGAGATTAAATCATATCTTGTAACAGATGAATTGAGAGACTCGTTCAAGGTACTCGTACAAGCGTTTTCTGATATTGATAAGAATATTGATAAGGATGAACTATATGAGAATACTGAGCGTTTTCTTAAGGAGAAAGCTGTGTATCATACCATGCTATCGATTGCAGAAGACGTTGCAAAGGGAAGCGTAGATACTTCAGTTGCATTAGATAAATTCGAGAAGTCATGCAACATTAGCCTTGTTACAGACTTCGGATTAGATCTATACGGTAACATTGACGCGGTTATTGAGGATTTAACTAACGTTAATAAAACTATACCAAGTACATGGGAGTGGCTAGACGATGCTCTCAATGGCGGCTTTTTAGAGAATGGTCGATCATTATATGTATTTGCTGGTGAAACTAATATCGGTAAATCGATCTTCTTAGGTAACATTGCTACAAATATATCCGCGCAAGGTAAGAATGTATTATTGATCTCATTAGAAATGTCTGAGCTACTTTATGCTAAGCGGCTATGTACTAATGTATCAAAAATACCGTTGAAGGATCTTGCTAACAATCCCCACGCATTAAGACAAGCTGTTGCAGAGCAAAAGCAGGCTGGAGTAGGTAGTATCTTTATTAAGGAGTTTCCACCTGCTACTATTACACCTAACCAACTTAAGGCATTTGTTAAGAAGATTACAGACTCAGGCGTTAAGATTGATGCTATTGTACTAGACTATCTAAACCTTCTCCATTCTACTATCGGTAGTAACTCTTACGAGCGAGTAAAGAATGTTACAGAGCAAATGCGTGCAATGAGCTATATTTTCAACTGCCCTGTCATAAGCGCTACTCAGTTAAACCGCTCCGGCTTCGATCAAGAGAATCCAGACTTGAATACAATCTCCGAATCTATCGGTCTAGCAGCTACAGCTGACGTCATTGTTTCGATTTATCAAAACGAAGAAGATCGCGAGCTTGGTATCATTAGATTAGGTATGATGAAAAACAGATATGGTCCTCGTGGTCATACCCAGCCTATGCGAATCGAATATTCAACATTAACTATTACTCAAGCTGATGATGTAGAATCACTAGAAGATGATGACTCTCTTAATAATCTCGCAGCATTTTCAAGTTGATTAAGTTCCTTATGATTGTAAATAGTCGAAGTGAAAGTCTTCGATTACAATATAAATTCAGCATTAAAGGATAATGTAAAAGCCTTTCGCGAAGGTAAACGTGATTTTAATCCACAAGAGCTTAATGATATTAAATTGTATCTTTTAAAATATAAAGACGTTTTACAAACCACGCAATTTTTTAAAGGAAGTCTGAAAGAGCATACTGTTGTAAGTTGTATCAGCGAAGATTATTATGAAGAGTTATTTTTGCATATGCTTAATAACATGGCAGCAGCAATTGCCTTTATCCTTATACTTTCAGAGAAAAGAATTATATTGAAAAAGAATAACAAAATATGTAATATAGATTTATGTGTATTAGCCAAGCTATTATGTGATGGTGAATGCGACGAGACAACAACAGATCTCGCAGGTGGTAAAATTACCGATAAGTTTCTCAAATTTACTAACACTCTAACACCATGCTAAATCTAGAAATTGCTGAGCTTCCATCACAGAATATTGTACGTGTAGAAACAGAACACTTACTTCTCTCTTTCTGCACTTTCTGCACTTTATTGAAAGGTAAAAAATTAAGCTTTCAAAACGTCTTTCTTTTAGTTCTTCAGGATGTTAAACTAAGAAACATCCTTAAGGATATTTTGAGTATTGATTCTAACTTTGAAGTAGTTAAACTATTCGTAGAGTATGATCCGTTGATTACAACTAGTAAGTATGTAACAAAGTTTCTTAATGCGAATCCAAAACTAAATTTATGATCAGCGAGAGGCAAAAAAATATTTATAATTCTTTTTTACGTGCCTCGAGAATAACAAAAAATCAGCCTTATAAGCAACGGCAAAATTTCGATAAGCTTGATAGCACGAAAGAAGTTCTTCTCAAGAAGCTAGATCACTTCTTCTCATCTCATACTACTGTTAACTATAACGACTTCTTTATTGCGCCATATCGCATTTATGATAAGGATGGATTAGCAAATGAATACTTCGATCTTCAATTCTATGTAACGCGTAAAGCTCTTAAATGCTATACAGAGTTTGTCAAACAACGTGAGGTAGAAGAACCCGATTCAGAAGACATTGTTAACGGCTGTAAAGAGTGCTGCGCCTTTATATATCGATACTGCAACGAAAATAAGATAACATTAGCTGAGTATAAGACCAATACAAGCGACGCTATTCCTCTCGCTATACAACATCTCAAAGAGCATAAGATCAATTTCTATACGATGCACGGCTTGGAAATATCCAATCTCGTTAGAGGTGAAGATGCTATGATTTACAATTTTATCTTTGAAAACTTTTATAATGTGTATAACAATACACGATCCAAATTTATACGATCAAAACGCCTCAAGGAGGTAGTTCGAACAGCTTTGAAAATGATAGAACAAAAGCTCTTGATTTTTCAGAAAACAAACATACAATAATATATCAACAAGAAAGAAAATTAAACTATGAGTACATTTAACAACAGCATGTTTCAATCAATTAAAGCAGCCCTAAGCAAAGACGAAGAAAAGACAAGTTCAGGTCTCTATAACGAGATCCTCAAGACTACCCCAGGTAATACTTATACCGTTCGACTTCTTCCATTTGCGAAGGATCCATCAAAGACCTTCTTCCATTACTTTATCCATGGATGGAATTCCTTTGCTACTGGTCAATTCGTTCAGACTATCTCACCTCAAACATTTAATGAGCGTGATCCTATCTCCGAAGAACGCTTCAAAGCTCTTCGTACTGGTACTGAAGAAGAGAAAGAAAAGATGAATGCAGTACGTCGCTCTGAAAAGTGGCTCGTTAACGTCTATGTAGTAGAAGATCCGACTAATCCTGCGAATAACGGGACTGTTAAGATGATTCGTTACGGTAAGCAACTTCATAAGATCATTATGGAAGCCATTGAAGGTGAAGACTCGGAAGAGTTCGGCGCTCGTATCTTCGATCTCGGAGCTGAAGGTGTTAACTTTAAGGTCAAGGTAGAGCAGCAAGGTGAGTATCC